AGCCCGAATACCATCAGTCGCCTCATAAAACAGGGGTACATTCGTGCCTTCGCTATCCCCCATCCCGTGCCTCAGTTCAGTAATTCCAAAACTATCCGGATCCGGATTGAGGAATTGAATCGGCTGATGAGTGAGAACGATCTCACCGGGGGACTCTGCGGACCAAATCGCTCACACTGGATCAATGCCCATACCTGTCGGAAGATTCCCGTTGCTTTAGCAGCTCGTATCCTGGGAATGAAAGGCACGGCGGTCAGTGAAGCGATACAGCGGGGAACACTGAATCCCACACCGGAGGGATTGCATGACTACATCCTGCTTCGCCGTGAAAAGGAACTGACCACAAAGATCCGCACAAAATATAGAGACAAGATTCAGGACCTCCAACAGACGGTGCGGCGTTACAAGAAAAAACTGTATGGCTAAAAGCAACCAAGCCCTGACTTTGTCCCCTGACTACGCGGAGATGTGCGCCATTGATGACAGCCTGGGCGCAAGACGCTACGAACGCTTCAAGCAGGGGCAATCGCTTGAAGAGATTGCCGAGGAAGATAACGTCAAGGTGGAAACCGTCAGGATGGACGTACTCGCCTACGAGAAGAAGTTTGAACTCCTCACCCAAAACGCAATCATGCGGGAAAGGCTTGATGGGGAGTTGGAGAACGAGAAACTGCGTAAATTGATCCGAACCAAGGTCCACAAAAAAGTCCTCAAGGCGATAGAGATTATGGTTGATGGCAAGCGGAAGTACGTTTCCTTCGACCAGTCCAAAGGGGCGTACGTCACCATAACAGCCGTGGATTACCAAATGATGCTGGCGGGGCTCAAGGAATTTCAGAAGATAACCTCCCTGGAGCAGAAACCGCAAGTTCCCACCACCGTCGTCAATGTGAATCAGACCAACAACACTAGCGTCGCCCAGAGCGAAGATTTCGAAGAGAGGATGCGCAGGATCAAACAGCAGCAGAAGGAAAGCATAGCTGCAGCCGCAGCGGAAAAGATCGTTGACGTCGAGCCGATAGTGGAAGAGGAAGCAGAAGACAAGGAGCCAGAATGGGACTTCTAGAGGTCCAAGGATTTATATTGCGGTACAAGGTCTTACGGGTGACCTGGCTTTTGTTTCTGAACATCTGGGTGTTGTTTCAACCGAAAGCCTGGCTCAAATCGATCTCTCGGGTCATGCCCCGGATACTCAAATACGCCCTGGTCCTTGGGGCTATCTATCTCATTTGGCTGACAGCACCATCTTTTCTTTCGAGAATGGTCGGGGCCGTGGCCCTGGTCCCTCCCATGCCCGCTTCAGCATCTTGGTTCGCCCTGGCTGTAGGGATCGGTGCATTGGGTGTCGGGTTCTTTCTTTTTGGACTGGCTGCCGTTCTCTATACGAGCTGGTACTACATAACGATTGCCCGAGCCCTGGATGCGCAACTCGCTCGAGAGTTTGGAGCCACGCGGCGAGTCATGAACTTCCAACGCGATCACCGCAAAGAGGAAAAGACTGATGGCAGCTTCAATATCGTGGACGATCAGAAAGCCGCCTTCAAGGAAGAACTGGATTCGCTCAAGGAATCAAGCGGTATGTCTGACGAGGAATACCAGGAGCATCTTCAAACCATCGAGCAATATGGTGTAGGGACGGAAGTTTAATGCACGTCGTTAAAAGAAAAGACAAGTACATCGAAGAACTCATTGCCCACTTCGACGAGAAGTTTTTGGGCTTCGACGGTAATGTGGCGGCCTGTTGGGACAACCTTCTGCCTTCTGAGAGCGACAATCTCAACACGGAACTGGAACGCATCCACGGAAACGACCCGGCTAGTGTTCGCTACTACCTCGAAAATTACCACGTTATTGCGACCAAGGGCGACGAGTTCGGCGCCCCGGAGCTGATCACGCTCTATCCCTTTTGGGAGAGCCAGGAGATCCTCTGGGAAGACGTTGAAGAATCCTGGGAAGCCAACATCCCCATCAAATGGATTCTCCTCAAAGCTCGTCAAATCGGTTGGTCTACGATGGTCCAGGCCATGATCTTCTACCGAACGATCTTCAATGAACTGACGAATAGCCTGGTGATTGCCGACGAGCGGATCCGCTCCTCACATATCTTCGATATGAGCCGCCTGGCCTACGATTGTCTGCCCTGGTGGTTGCGCCCTGAGATTCAGTACGAAGTGCATGGCGAGTTCATGCGGTTCGATCGGAAAGACAAAAAGGACCGGCTGCAGCGGCCAGGTCTCCGCTCCAACTTCTTTGTCGATTCAGCGAACAAACCGACTGGATCCAGTCGCGGCTTTACCCTCCAAAACGGACACCTGACAGAAATTAGCTTATGGCGTGACCTAAAGATCCTGACCCGCGATCTGTTTCCCGCTGCAACCAAAGGAAATCGTCTTTCCGTGTGGGTGATGGAAGGAACAGCTGAGGGCATCGAAGATCCCTATCATCGTCTTTACCAGCGAGCCGAACAAGGGGCTTTGAGCTGGCGTCCGAAGTTCTGCCCCTGGTGGAAACAAAAGGAATACAGCAAGCCGTTTAAGACCACCCAGGACCGCAGCGACTTTCAGCCAACCGAAGATGAGAAGGACCTGATCCTCAAGATCCGAGAGGATAACGGAGTCGAGCTGAGTAGGGAACAGTTGAACTGGAGAAGGGAAACTGCAGCCGACTTCGAAGCGGTCGACCAGGACTCCGAAATGGTCGAGCAGGAGTATCCGTCCTTCCCGGAAGCAGCCTTCCGCGTCCAGGGGACGATCCCCTGGGAGCAAAAGAAGCTACGACGGCTCCAGAAGCGGTTCATTCGCAAGCCGGTCTGGTTTGGAGATATCGAGCTGGTCAAACAGAAGAACGGCCAGCGGACCCCTCAGTTGATCGAGTACCTGAGCATGACTGACGCTCCTCTTTGGATCTGGGAATTTCCAAAGATGAACAAGGTCTACTATGGGGGAGCTGACCCAGGCCAGGGTGTGATCGGCAAGGATTACTCAGCCGCTTCGATCTGGAGAGTGACGCAGAGCCATCTGCCGATCCCCCAGGTTGCCGAGTGGAGAGGCCACAAAGGGGGAACACCCTTCGCTCGACGAATAGCAGCCCTGGGCTTTCTCTACAACACCTGTCAGTTCTCCGTCGAATACAACATTCAGACGGTTTTAGAGAGTTTGCTGCACCACCTGAAGTATCCCAACCTCTACCGTTGGCGGTGGGCAGATAAGACGAAAGGGCATCTCACCAACTATTTCGGATGGGTGACTCAGACACGCAGCCGCAACGCCTTGATTGACAATTTCAAGACCATGATGGACGAAGATTTGCTTGAAATGCGTTCCCAGCGGCTGCTTAACGAGTGCTGGACATTCATCGACGCTGGCGATGACCGCTACGAGGCGCGGTTGGGCACGTTCGATGACACCCTGTTTGCAGCAATGATCTGCACCAAATGTCTTGGGCAGGTCCATCCGGATCTCCTGGCAGAAAAACAGAGCGTTGTGATGCGGGATCCACGCAAAGATTTTCAAAACACGGACTGGTCCCCTGTCCACGATAAGCCAGGATTTGGTTCACAAGGGGAATCACAATTTGATTTGCTGTAGGAGGTAAACATGGCAACAGGAAACGTGGCCCAGTCCACAGACAAAGAAGTAAAGAAATCGACGAAGAAGGCAACCACGGCGAAGGCAGCGAAGCCCGAACCTGAGAAGGTAGAAACGGCAGCGGCCCCCGAAGCAGCTCCGGAGACCAACGGAGAGCAACAGGTCGACGAGCTGGTGAATGCCATTCCGGTTGAGGAAGCAACACCAGCTCCAGCACCAACTGGAACCCAAGAGAAGATCGCCAAGGAGCGACAGGACCTGGTTGGAAAGATGATGAGCGGTCAGGAGGAAGGGAAATTGTTGAAATTGGACACCGCACCGCGCTACATCGACGCGCCGATCTTTCCGGATGCCTACTGTCCGTTGTGTGGACAGAAGCTGGCGGGGAACTCCAAAACGGGATTCAGGATGGCGTTGTACACGCACCCGTTTACCCCGGCAATCGCCCTTGGGAAGCCCTGTGTCTTGAAGGGAAAGAAACTGCGCGCGCCCGTCGTGAGAATGGAAGTTGTCGACGACTAGGGCTTGACGCGACACGCACAATAAAAGAGGAGAGAGATTATGTCATCGAAAGTAACCACATCTGAAGTTCCGTGTCCCCGGTGCCGTTTTGGGGGCGTCAATGACAATTTCCTGAAAAACCGCGAGGGAGCTTTCTTCACCTACTGCG